GTTGACTGTGACAGCAGTGCTTCAGAGAAAATCAAGGCGGTCGGCATGCTTGTCGGGTTAAATGATGATGAAAGTGAGGACAAAAAGATTACAATTAATGTGAATTATGGTGGTTCCGATGGTAATTGACTGTGAGGCTAATCCGATTTTTTCAGATGTGAACAAAAGCCGTAGACGTTACATTGTTATGAAGGGTTCGGCAGGCTCGGGCAAGTCGGTTGACACTGCGCAAAATTACATTATAAGGCTTATGTCTGATAAAGGGAGAAATCTTGTCGCAATGAGAAAGTCTGATATTACAAATCACGACAGCACGTTTGCAGAGTTGACAGGAGCAATTTTCCGCATGTTCGGTGCAGGGGCTGACAGATACTGGCAGATTAATTATTCGCCGCTTAAAATTACATGTAAAATAAATGGTAATCAGATTATTTTTCGTGGAATGAATGATGAGAAGCAGCGTGAAAAGCTCAAGTCAATTACTTTTTCGCAGGGAAAGCTTACCGATGTATGGCTTGAGGAGGCAACTGAATTTACTCAGGCTGATCTTGAAATTATTGATGACCGTTTAAGAGGTGAATTGCCTCCGGGGCAGTTTTATCAGATAAGAATGACCTTTAATCCGGTGAGCAGCAGTCATTGGATTAAAAAGGTCTTTTTTGATACATGTGATAAAAATGTTCTGACTCATCACAGCACTTATCTTACAAACCGTTTTATTGATGAGGCTTACAGGGAAAGAATGGAGCGCAGAAGGCTTCTTGACCCTGAAGGATATAAAATTTACGGGCTTGGTGAATGGGGTGAAACAGGCGGTCTTATTCTGCATAACTGGGAGGTGAGAGAGGTTTCGCAAAATCTTCATGATTATGATGATATTGCTCTCGGTCAGGATTTTGGGTTTAATCATGCAAATGCAATTCTTCTTCTGGGAATCAAGGATAATGATATTTATATTTTGTCTGAAATATATGAATTTCAGAAGGATACAGCAGAGCTTATTGATATTGCGCAAAAAAAGCTTCTGCCAAAAAATATTGAAATGTGGTGCGACAGTGCAGAGCCAGATCGTATAAAAATGTGGAAAAATGCAGGCTTTCGTGCAAAACCCGTTGTAAAGGAAAAGTCATCCGGTGAAAAATATCAGGCTGCACAGATTGACTGGTTCAAGCAGAGGAGGATTTATGTAGCTCCCTCCTGTGTTAATACCCTTTCTGAGCTTTCGCAGTGGAAATGGAAAAAGGATGAGCAGACAGGTGAATATCTTGATGAGCCTATTGCTGTTGGTGATGACGCTATGGCTGCAATGAGGTATGGCGTTGAGCGCTGGAGAAAAAAGAAAAAGTGGCTGATATAAAGTGTTTTATAGAAATTTTGGGAGGTTAATATGTTAAGTAATCAGGAAATTGCGCGTTTTATTTCGGAGGATTATTATTCAAAACAAAAACAAAATGCCAGAAAAGGGCAGAAATATTTCGAGGGAAAGCACGATATTCAAAATTATCGGCTTTTTTATTTTGACGGTGACGGGATTTTAAGAGAGGACCGATATCGTTCAAATGTTAAAATTCCACATCCGTTTTTTACAGAAATTGTGAATCAGGCAGTGCAGTATATCTTTTCGGGGGACAGGCTTGTAAGATCTGAAAATCCAAAGCTTCAAAAAATTCTTGATGAATATTTTAACTTTAATGAGGAATTTACCGGTTCACTTTCGGAGCTCATGGCAGGCTGTATGGCTAAAGGTTCTGAATTTATTTATATATACAGAAATGCTGACGGAAAAATTTCCTTTGAGTGTGCTGATTCACTTTGTATTACAGAAGTGCCGGCAAAGGACAATGATGATAACATTGATTATCTAATTTATTGTTATGAGGATACTGCTTTGAAGGAAAAGAAAAAAATTAAGCGTATTCAGGTATGGGATGAAAATTGCGTTCATTTTTATAAGCAGTATGAGGGCGGAACGGTTGTAAGCGATGATATGGAAGCTCTTAATCCTGCACCTCACACGGTTTATACCGATGAAAATGGAGAGGAATATTCCGAAAGCTTTGGATTTATTCCTTTTTTCAGGCTTGATAATAATTCCGGAAGAACTTCTGATTTATGGGTTATTAAGGAACTGATTGATGACTATGACCTTATGGCAAGCTCTCTTTCAAACAATCTCATTGACTTTGATATGCCCCTTTATGCAGTGACCGGCTTTGAAGGTGACAACCTTGATGAGCTGCAGCAAAATCTTAAGACAAAGAAAATTATCGGTCTTGAGGAAGGGGGAGATGTTGAGATTAAAACGGTTGATGTTCCGTATCAGGCAAGGCAGGCAAAGCTTGAGCTTGATGAAAAAAACATATACCGTTTCGGAATGGGGCTTAACATAAATGGTTTGCGTGATACCTCGGCAACAACAAATATTGCTATAAAAGCAGCGTACTCGCTTCTTGAACTTAAATGTGCAAAGCTTGAAATACGTCTTAAAAGCTTTCTTCGCAGGCTCGTAAAGCCAGTAATCAAGGACATATGTGATAAAACAAATATTAATTTTTGTGAGGCTGATTTATGGTTTGAATTTCGTCATGAGGTTATGTCGAATGCTTATGAAAATGCACAGATTGAAAAGCTTTATGCTGAAGAAAATCAAATTAAAATTCAGACTATTCTGGAGGTTTCTGAATTGCTTGATGATGAAACTCTTCTTCGCAGTATATGCGGATGTCTTAATGTGAATTATGATGAAATTATAGGACGTGTAAATAAAAAGAATGAGCAGAAGCTTGAGATTTCAAAGGCTGTTGAATCTGTGAAATCAGGTGAAAAAGCTCCTGCTCTCAATGGGGCACAGATGTCGTCGCTTTTATCAATTCTTTCACAGTATAAAAGCGGGAGTCTTTCTGAAGATGCGGCAGCTTCCATAATTTCTGTTTCATTCGGTATCAGTGAGGAACGAGCAGGCAGACTTTTAAATGCTTCACAGTCACAGGAAGGTGAGGAGGCGATAGTATGATTATTTCGGTAACTGATATAAGACAATTTATAGATGCAGCTCTTAGTGATGAAATGCTTGAAATGAAGCTGACAGGACTTGAAAATCTCGTCAGAAGCTATACCCACAATGATTTTCAGGTGCGTGATATACGTTCACAGTCGGAAATTATTGATAATAAAATTGTAAACCCGCCGTCTTATTTAACGGTGGGTGATACAATACAGATTTCCCAAAGTCTGCTGAACAATGGCGTTTATACGGTGACGGAAATTACTGACGAGGGGATGACTCTTTCGGGAAATCTTCTTGACTGCAAAAATAATCTTGTGACGAAGGTTTTTTATCCTGATGATGTTGTAATGGGGGTTGTAAATCTCTGCAAGTGGGAACTGGATAACAGGGCAAAGGTGGGAATTCAGTCGGAAACGATTTCAAGGCACTCTGTTACATACTTCAATATGGACGGTGAAAATGCTGTGATGGGGTATCCCAAGTCGTTACTGGGATTTCTGAAACCATACATGAAAGCGCGATTTTGAGCCGGATTACCCGGCGGAAAGGAAAAATCTATGATAATCGGAAATATTAATGCCGAAATTCAGATGTACAAATCTGAAAAAAATGAAATCGGTGAGCTTGTAAAATCATGGCAAACGGTTCAGACACTCAAGGGATTTCTTGACCTTAAAAGCGGCGACAGTGATTACAAAAGCTTTGACGCTAAATTTGAAGACAGTACTCATATTTTCCTTTGCGATTATACGCCGCTTGAAAAGGAGGTGACATGTGAAAACAGCCGTATGCTTATCAAGGAAAAAATCTATGATATTATGCTTATTGACAATCCTATGGAGCTAAATGATCATTATGAAATATTTCTTAAATTTATCGGAGGGTGTAATGAACATCAGGCTTGAGAACAACTCTGTGGCAGTTAAGGAAATTCTTGAAAGGGGGTGTGAAAAATGGCTTGAAAAGACAGCAGAAGCAATTACGCAAAAGGTACGGCAGAATACCTCTGTTGATACCGGAGAGACAAGAGACGGCTGGGAAAAAATTGTAAATAAAGATGCCGGAGTTGCAATTGTAGGAAATACACTTGAAAATGCTGTATGGGAGGAGTTCGGAACAGGTGAGTATGCTCTTTCGGGTGATGGCAGAAAAGGAGGCTGGGTTTATGCTGATGAGAAAGGAGGTTTCCATTTTACACGGGGCAAGCCTCCGAAAAGAGCTTTTCACAAAGCGTATTTGCAATGCGAGAACGAAGCCGCTTTACTTGCAGAAAAAATTATAAGGGAGGAATTGAAATGACAACAGAGGGACTTACATTTATTGCAAAGTGTCTTTCAGAGGCGGGAATAAACTATTCTTTTCAGGAATGGTCGGGAAATCCAAAGTATCCGTATTTTGTAGGGGAGTATATGGAATGTACTCCTTTACATGAAAACGGAGAAACTGAATCGGTTTTTATTCTTACGGGAACAACAAATGACAGTTGGATTTCTCTTGAGCATGCAAAGGCAGAACTTCGTAATTTATTTCCCGAAACCGGAAAAACACAAATTTTTGACAGCGGAAATGCTATTGCTGTTATGTATTCAGACTCGTTTTGCATACCTACAGGTACAGGGAAGTTTAAACGTATTCAGATTAATTTTAATGTAAAGGAATGGAAAGGTGATTGATTATGGCTAAAGTTAGCACAATTAAAAATGGATTTAAGAATGACGCTATTAAAAATATGGTATTTGGTGCAGGAGTGCTTTACAAAGATTTTTATTATGGTACTCATTATATCCAGACTTTTGACAAGACTCCGCAGAGTGGCAAGGAGTATTACTGCATATCAGGCGGCCCGTCAGGTGATATTTCCTATACGCCGTTTGACGGAGATGAATTCCTGACAACCGCTACTTATTATGAAAAGTATGAGGGCTACGGTGGTGAGAAAATAGGTGTTACAAAGGAAGGTACAAAAGTTTCAATAACACCTGAGTATACCGATATTGAAGTTGACGGTGTTCTGGTGAAAATGCAGGGACTTACACGCAAAACAGGCGAAAAAGCTACCATTGAGGCTGTGGTTGTTGATATGAATATTCAGAATATTTCATCTGCTTTGAATGGTGAGGTTGTATATTCCGGCGAAGAAAAAATCAGCGGTTCGTCAGGAGTTCCTTATGTGTCAACTAAATCTGATATTTCGGAGGGTGATTACATTACAAATCTTGCGCTTGCAGCAAGACGGCTTGATAATCAGAAGCTGACTGTTGTTGTTTTTAAAAAAGCCCTTTGTACAAGTGGCTTGGAAATTGATATGAAAAACAAGAATGTTTCTGGTAACAAGTATGTATTTGAGGCATTTGCGGAGCTTTCCGATATTAATACAGATACGCTTCCAATTGTGGTTTTGAGCGAAAGTAACAATTAAGAATTTGTTCTGAAACTTGCTGACAGCTTTAAATTGCTGTCAGCATTTTTATGAAAGGGTGGTTTTATGAAAAAAGAAAGCTATAAAATACGCAGGCTTTGTGCAGAGGATATTTTTTCGATATGTGATATTATTGGAAAATGCGGTGTTTCCGAGTTTAAAAGTTGCTTTGCAAATATTGCGGCTGAAGATAATCCACGTAGCACAGGTATGGCTGTTACGTTTGAAATTACAGGAATTATATGCAGAAATATTCTGTTTTGCAAAAAAGAAATCTGTTCCTTTCTTGCAGACCTTACAGGTATTTCAGAAGCTGAAATATATTCCCTTGAGCTTATGGATTTTGCAGAGCTTATAAAGGAGATTATTCAAAAAAAGGAACTGAGGGATTTTTTTTCGGTTGTGTCAGGATTTTTTCTTTCGGGCTTGTAAGATTTTCAGATCTGCTTTTTTCACGTTATTCCCAGCCGTTTTTGCTGCTTGATAACTTTATCGGCAGAGGAAAACTTTGCGAATTCATTGATGAGTTTTTTGTACTTGCAATGAATCGCAGGTTTGGGAGTTCTGGCTGAATAAGGAAACAGGTAAATCATGGGGCGATTTTAAGCTGTCGGTAATTCCGCAGGAGACTGATTGTCAAAAGCTTGAAAACGCTGCTGCTGATATTGAACAGTCATTTATGAAAGGAGTTATAGACAGTGGACTTATTTGAATTGTTTGGAAAAATTGTTATTTCCGGTACTGATGAAGCCAACAGAAATATTGACAGTGTTGCTGACAATGCAGAAAAAAATGCACAGCGTATATGCAGTGCATTTGAAAAAATCGGCAGTACTGCTTTGAAGCATGGAACAGAAATACGCTATTCAGATGCCGGTAATCTGAAAAATCGGAGTAACAGTGAAGCTGCCTTTGTTTCAGACGGTGCGGCTTCAGATATGAAATCAATAAAGCTTTCTTCTGAAAATACGGATTTGATTTCAGACAGGCTGTTTGATACGATTACAAGGATTTCGGACAGCTTTGCTGAAAGTCGGTATTCTGACCTGTTGTCTGATAGCAGTCGTAAATCACATTCGGAGGATTTCTTATTTAAGAAGGTGGCTGAGCCGAAAATAATCAGGGATTCTGTTCCGTCTGGGTTCAGGTATAATACCGAGTCCGCCGTAAATTCCATGGCTTCTTTTATTTCGCAGATTATGGACAAAGTGTCAGCAAAATCAGCTTCTTCTGAAATTGCTTCCGATTATGGCAGAAAGGACTTTAATTATTCGGGGATTGAAGAAAATGCCGGCAGGATAAATAAAGCTCTGGGCAAGATAATCAGTGATATTGACAGTGTCGGGGATATTCCCGATTCTGCGGTGAAACGAAGCATATCAGGGCTTTCGGAAGGTCTGGACGCTATGGAAAAAACTGTTAGAAGAAAAATACCGCAGATAGCACAGCTACAGATTTCGGAGCTTGATAGGCTTTGCAGGGACACCGGTAATAAGTGGAATAAAATGGCTGACGCAGCTTACAAAGGAACTTCAAAAATGGCTGACGGAATAAAAAATGCTTCACCAGCGGTGATGTCGGTATGTTCGGCGGTTGCTGATTCGGTTTCGGCATGTCTTGAACTGGACGCAACTGATTCGGGAATGTATGTCATGGACACTTTCAAAAATGGATTATCTCAGAAGGCATGGGAAATTTACAATACAATTTCCGGCATTGCACAGAATATTTCTTCTGTTATGTCGGGAGTGACATTTTCAGGAGTATCAGTTGATTCAGCGGTTGAGAGTACATCTCTCCCTCACTACGCCACCGGCGGCATCGTAACCCGAGAGCACATAGCAAGGGTAGGTGAGGACGGTGCGGAGGCGATTATTCCTCTTGAGAAAAATACCGAATGGATAGACAAGGTTGCGGCGAGGATGAGCGGAAGTGTGGGCAACAATGAGATTGCCGGACTTCTGAAGGAAATGATTTCGCTTCTTAAAAATCAGAAAATCTATCTTGACGGCAGAACGCTTGTCGGCGGTATTGCAAACGAAATGGACAGAAAGCTTGGCTCTATGGCTCGCTTGAAAGGGAGGGGTTAAATGAAAGGCGTAACATTCGGCGATATTCACACATCAGACTTCGGAGTATATCTTTCATCGGTTGCAATAGGGGAGGCGGCTGTAAAGTCCTGCTGCCTTGACATTCCGGGAGCCAGCGGTTCTCTTGACCTGACCGACTTTTTCGGTGTGGTGGCTTACGAAAACCGCAGTCTCCTATTTGAGTTTACCTTTGTGCAGAGAAATTCCGCTTTACTTTCGGCGTATTCGGATTTTCTCAATGCTCTGCACGGCAGGGAGTTTTCAATCATTCTGGACGATGACCCCGATTTTCACTATATCGGCAGAGTGTCGGTAGGGGAGCTGAAAAAAGGTGCGGTTTCAACTGTTTCGGTTGTGTGCGACTGTCAGCCATACAAGTACAGCAACAGTTCAAACAGCGTTACAATAACGGTGGAGGGGATTGAGTTTCCTGACAGCTGGCTTTATGGTGATGTTGACGGTGACGGCGAAGTAACTGCCGATGATGTAACGGCAGTCAGCCGCCTTATCGGGAAAAAATCCTTTGAATCGGATGGTGCGCTTCGTGCGGATTTTGACTTTGACGGTGTTGTAACGGAAACTGAAAAGACTGTTCTTGAAAACTATCTTGAGTACGGTTCCGGCAAAACCTTTCGGGAATAT